ATTATCATTTGCGTTGTTATGAATCAATACGTTACCGCGCCCCTCACAGGGTTGTAGGGGTTGTCGAGGTATTTTATCTTTTTTTTAAAAATTTTTTAAAAAATACGAAGTGTAACCTGGGGTAAGTCAAAATAAGGTCGACAACCCCTACAACCCTGTAAATTTTCAACCCTGGGGGCGTGATGTTGTACATCTTTGTATTATTATGAGTATGAACAAATACGTCTACCAAATCTCCGGGGCACTGGAAAGCAGACAAGGGCAGTTTATTGGATTGCGCGTACTGGTATGCGATGTGTATAACTTTGATTCGGTCGACGTGCCTGTAGAGGTACTTGACTCAGAGACCGCAAAGTACCTGCAGTTCAGGCTAAGCATCACCGCAGAGTCGCTAGACATCCAGAAACTGCCGGTGGAAATCCAAAACAAAATACGCACGCCGTTAGGGCGATGGCTGGACTTCTGGGTCCTAAAAAACTTCTATGGCGATTCTAGCACAAGAAAAAATATTAACGCTTGACAACTGGAAGCCCGCCTCCAAGTTAGAGGTTGGTGACTATGTGTTTAATCGCAAGGGTCAACTGGTCAAGGTTAAGCTGGTCCAACAGTACGTCGGCCAGGACTGCTACGAGGTCACGCTAAGCGACCACCTATCCATTTCTGGAGACGGTAAGCTAGAACTGCCGATCGAGACACCAAAATACCGCAAGCGATTGCATGAGTACAAGGGCAAGCTGCAGTTTAGGCGCCCACTTAAGTCGACACCGGTCCAGGATATTGTCTCCGACCCCCTGGTAGACAGAAGAAACCGCAAACTCTACTCGATCCCCACCACAAACCCCCTGAAGCTACCACACAAAGACCTGCCGGTGCCGCCGTTTGTCTTTGGCTTTTGGTTTTTTGCCCGCAGATCCACTGGCAAACTGGTTGCCGCCCGCGGCACTACGGACTATGTCCTTGAAAAGTTTAGGGATTATGGCTACAAGACCAAACAGCACGCCCTAATGGCCACGGGAGAGTACAATTTTAGTGTCACTCCCAGCATTCCGTCGCAGCTAGTGCCCAATATCCCAGGCATAATACCAACAAACTACCTCTTAGCGTCTGAGGAGCAAAGAATTGAGCTCCTCTTCGGCATCATTTGCGCAAAAAATCGTCAATTTGACCCGAGGACGCAGTTTTTTCGCTTCTGCTCGCGGCATTATGACACCGCGCGCCGTGTTCAGATGCTGGCGGAGTCGATTGGCTGCACGACCAACATGGAATACAACAAAAACAAAAAGGACTACACCGTCAAGTTCCAATCTCGCACCCAATTGCACCCAGATCACGCCCCCGCGCCGCTAAAGGTGCACCATGGCAGGCGCTACGTCAGGGAAATCAGTTCTATTCCGGCGCAGATGTGCGTGCACATCGAGACCACAGGCGACGACAACACGATTCTCGTAGGAGAAGGGTTTATACCATGTCTTTAACACCAAAACAAGAGCTAACACTTAAAAAATTTGCGGAGTCTCACCAGCACTGGCCCAAGCAGCAGCTAGACGCGGCCATCTGGCGCATCAAGTGGAGCCTACAGGCACTGCCGCACCAACGAGAGCCCGAGGATGGAGAGTATGATACGTTTCTTATGCTTGCCGGCCGCGGATCGGGCAAGACGCACACGGCTTCTCATTGGATTGGCATTCGCGCTTGGATGTTTGACAACACCCGCTGGCTCGTCACCGCTCCCACCTCAAACGATATACGCGCAACTTGTTTTGAGGGAGACAGTGGACTTCTCAATATCATTCCCGCGTCACTTATACGAGACTACAACAAGTCCCTCTTTGAGATTACGCTTACCAACGGATCCATCATCCAGGGTATACCCGCCTCAGAGCCCGAGCGCTACCGCGGTAAGCAATACCATGGCGCCTGGTTTGATGAGCTGTGTGCGTTCGATTACATCGACGAGGCCTACGACGGAGTACAGTTTACACTCCGTCTTAAGGACCCGCGAATCTCTCGGGTGCAGCAGATTATTACCACCACACCCAAACCCAAAGAACTAATCGTAGACCTAAACGAAGGAAAGGTGGGAGGTGACGTCTACGTCGCTAATGCCTCCTCTTATGACAACCGAGCAAACTTATCTGAGACGTTTTTTAAACAGCTTGAGACTTACGATGGCACAGACACTGGCCGCCAAGAGATCTACGGCGAAATCCTGGACCCAGAGGCCTCCGGCATCATTAAGCGCAAGATGTTTAAGATGTGGCCTGCTAGTCAGCCTACGCCGACGCTGGAATACGTTATTGCTTCGTATGATCCAGCGACTAGCGAAAAGACGGTAAATGACCCTACCGCGTGTGAGGTCTGGGGAATTTTTGAAAAGCAAGACTCTGGCACCTGCGCCATATTGCTGGACGCATGGGACGAGCACCTCTCTTATCCTGAGCTACGGCGCAAGGTTATATCCGACTTCAAGGAGGTTGTGTACGGGGCAGACAATGAGTTCGGTAAGGGCCGTAAGGCCGACCTGATACTCATGGAGGACAAGTCGGCAGGTATCTCCCTCATCCAGGACCTGCAGGCCTCTGGGGTTCCTGTACGGGGGTACAACCCAGGCCGCGCGGATAAGATCCAGCGATTAAACATTGTCGCGCCCTTGGTGGCTAAGGGAAAGATTTACGTGCCTGAGGAGCCGACTAACAAGGGTGAGTTTGCCAACTGGGCCAAGCGCTTCATGCGCCAGGTCTGTTCGTTTCCAGAGGCGGGGGGCCATGATGACTATGTTGACGCACTCTCCCAGGCACTGCGCGTCCTGCGTGACTCTGGCTGGCTGCAGCTTGACCCGCTCCCCGCGCGAGACTATGACTACTCGGATGACGACGCCAATCGCAAGTTTGTTAACCCGTACGCGCAGTAGGGGCGGTTTTGTTCGTCTTTGTGTATTATTATAAATAGGATGAATCTTCTCAAAACACCACTCCAACTACTCCTAGAACAGGCCGGGGCAACTCCTGCCTCTCCTGGGCTGCTGCACACCCCTCAGCAGATGCTTATGCAAGAGGCAGGCGCAACGCCTACGTTTGCAGAAGGTGGCCAGGTACAAATGTCTGTCGAGGACATGATTGCCGAAATTATTGCAGCCAATCAACAACCACAAAAGTTTAAAGACGGCGGCCGAAGCCTAGCTAAAAAATTAGTAATGCCCGGCGTAATCGCTGGCCTGCTTGCCCCTGACATTGCAGAGGCCGCAGGGCAAGCAAAAGAAGGAAAGTACGGAGAGGCCGCAGGAACCGCTGGATTAATTGCCAGTGGATTTTTACCTGGACCACTACAAGCAATTTTAATGGGACTTTACCCGTCAGAGTTAGGTAAAGGAACCCTAGAAGAATACTACAACGAACGAGTACCCGGAAGCGTTTTACCCGCTCGTCTAAAACCAGAAAACATGAAATAACCTATGGCACAACCAACAATACCTTTGCAGATGGGCGCGAATTTACCCGGTTTAGAGACCGAGGAAAATATTAAAGAAGCGCAGATGCAAGACGTCCAGATGGACTACTACGAAGATGCCCTGGGACTAGAACCAGGCGACGTGGAAGAAGAAGTTATTGAGATGGACGACGGATCGGTCGTAGTCAACTTTGTACCAAAGTCATCACCTAAAGAGGCGCCAGAGTTTTACGCTAACCTGGCCGAAGTGTTTGATGAGGACGAGCTTGATGCCCTGGCCACAGAGTACCTGGACCTGATCGACGTAGATAAAGAAGCACGCGAGCAACGAGATAAACAGTACGAAGAAGGTCTTCGTCGCACTGGACTCGGCAAGGACGCGCCCGGAGGAGCCACGTTCGACGGAGCTTCCAAAGTCGTCCACCCCGTTATGGCTGAGGCATGCGTTGACTTTGCGGCGTCGGCGTCTAAAGAATTACTGCCACCCGATGGTATTGTCAAGTCCAATATCAAGGGCAACGCCGATCGCATCAAGGAAGAGACCGCCTCGCGTAAAGTCGACTACCTTAACTGGCAGCTATCGGAGCAGGTCGCTGAGTACCGCGACGAGATGGAGCAGCTGCTCACACAGCTACCACTTGGTGGCTCACAGTTCCTCAAGTGGCGCTTTGATGTAGAACAAAAGCGCCCTACCTGCGAGATGGTCCCAATTGACAACATCTTGCTGCCGTACGCATCGACTAACTTCTACACGTCCCCGCGCGTGACAGAAGTACAAGACATTACAGAAGACATATTCCTGCAGCGTGTCGACACTGGTATCTACCGCGACATCGACACGGACTACTCGTCCGATGCGCCGCTGACCGATCAGACAAAGTCACAAAAAGCCAACGACAAGATCGAGGGCAAAAAAGAGCCATCTAAAAACATTGACGGCCTGCGCCGCGTCTACGAGATTACGTGCTTCATGCGCCTGGACTTTGATCCCGAGACAGAGGGTCGCCGCGCGCCGTACATTCTAACGATTGACGAGACAACCAGCAAAGTAATTTCTTTACGCCGTAACTGGGAGTGCAACGATGAGAAACTCGAAAAGCTCGACTGGTACGTCGAGTTTAAATTCATTCCTTGGCGTGGAGCGTACGCTATTGGACTACCTCATCTCATTGGTGGGCTTAGTGCTGCTCTTACCGGTAGCTTGCGTGCTTTGCTTGATGCTGCTCATATCAACAACAGCCAGACGCTTCTTAAGCTCAAAGGTGGACGAATTGGTGGGCAATCTGACCGAATCGAGCCAACGCAGGTAGTAGAAATTGAAGGCGCCCCTGGAGTAGACGACGTCCGTAAATTGGCGATGCCAATGCCATTTAACGCGCCATCCAGCGTACTGTTTAATCTGCTTGGCTGGCTAACAGACGCAGCAAAAGGTGTAGTATCTACTGCAGAAGAAAAGATTGGCCAGGCAAACAACAACATGCCGGTCGGTACCGCGCAGGCACTGATCGAGCAGGGCGCCAAAGTATTCTCAGCGATCCATGGTCGCCTGCACCGCTCACAGGCCAAGTCACTGGCCATTATCTCGCGCCTGAACCATTGGTATTTAGATGAGATGGACAACCAGTCCGGGACTGAGATCCAGGTCCGTGACTTTGCTGCAAACAACGACATCCGTCCTGTATCAGACCCTAACATTTTTTCTGAAACGCAGCGTGTTGCACAAAACCAAGCCCTCTTGCAGATGGCTACCTCAGCGCCTCCAGGGATGTTTGACGTTCGCGCCGTCTATCGCCGCGTCCTTGGTCAGCTTAAGGTCCCCTCGATTGATGAGGTACTGCCAAACCCAATGGGTGCCAAAGAGTCTAACCCGGCACTGGAGAACGTCTCCATGACCATGGGGCGACCAGCCGCGGCATACCCAGACCAGGACCACATTAGCCACATCAAGATCCACCTAGCCTACGCGGCAGATCCAGCCTACGGTGGCAGCCCAGTCATTGGGCCCGTGTTCGCACCAAACGCACTGGAGCACATTAAGCAGCACTTGACACTGCACTACCTGCAGTCTATGCGTGCCTATGTCGCGCAGGCGTCGGGTGGCCGCGACGAGCTTGAGCTCAACCAAGAGAAGCCGCTTGATCTAGAGGCACAGCAGGCACTGGCAATTGCGTCGCAGATGGTATCACAAGACTCGCAGCAGGACATGGCACCGTACGTCCAGCAGATCCAAGAGCTGGTACAAAAAGTACAGCAGGCACAGCAAATGCAGCGCCAGACAATGGCAGAGTCCGACCCAACCGCACAGGTACTGCTCAAGACACAGATGGCTGAGACAGAGCGCAAGGCCGCAGAGTCTACCGCCAAGTTGCAGCAGTCTACCGCCAAGGACAAGATGGAGTACGAGCTCGAGATCGCTAACTTACAGCGCCAGGTTGCAGAACTCGCCGCTAAGTACGAGACACAGACTAAGATTGACGCAAGCAGGAACGCGACACAGATCGGTCTGGCAGATATTAACAACGCCTCGCGCGAGCGCGTGGCCACCATCAACGCCGACATGCAGCTGAGCCGGGACCAGATGATGGCAATGCACGAGCAGGGACAAACAGCGTTCGAGGCGTCTAACGCCGCCGAGAGTGAGATTAGAAACCACGGCCTACAAGTGCAGCAGCAGGCCTTGCAGCAGCAAGCAGCCCAGGCCCAGGCACAGATCCAGGCAAGTCAACAGGCCCAGCAGACAGGCCTAGAGCACGCGACAACCATGGAACAAAACGCAATGCAGCACGCGCAGGAACTACAAAAATTAGCAGCACAACCCCCCAAACCAACAGGAGCAATATAATGGCCGATCAAAAAGGCTTTCGTCAGACCTACCAAGAAACTGGTAACCTATCCAGCGGCGGCGGTCCAGAGTGTAAATTAGACAATGGCGCGTCTGGCAGCAAGCGCGCAAGCAACGCCGTAAAAGGTAAGCCTGCTCGTTCGAGCAAGGTTGGACCAGACAAAAACCTAAAAGATGTAAAGACTGGCAACTTTTATTAATACTTGGGGCGGATTTTTCCGCTTCTATGTATTATTATGAGTATGAGAGACTTTATTTCAGAAGTTATCGGTCGCGTACGCGACGAGCGAAAGAATCTGGCGGAAGCCGTCACCGCTGGGACAAATGTGCACACATTTGACGATTACCAAAAACTAATCGGCCAAATTGAGGGGTTGGACTTGACCCTTACAATTGTCAACGAAATTTTGACGGAGAATGATGACGACCTGTAGAGGTCATAGGAGCACTGGATAGTGTTTGATTTAAATAGAAGTGACGAGCCAGATACACGATCGGAAGAAGAATGTTTTCCACTAATCGAGACTGGTATCGAGGTAGCTGGAGACCGGGTTTTAGTGCAACTAAGACGCGAAAAGTCAACCAGTAAAGGCGGAATCATCTTAGTTGATGAAACCAGACAGACGTTACGATTCAACGAGACAGTCGCAAAGGTAATCCAAATTGGACCCTTAGCATACAAATCGCCAGAAGATTTAACCCCATGGGTCGAAGGGCCTTGGTGTAAAGAAGGTGATCTTGTACGTACAATTAAGTACGGTGGCGATCGGTTTGTTGTGCAACCAGATGACGAGGGCTCGCCCGTAGTCTTCATTACGTTGCAGGCTCGTGAAATCATTTCTCGCATCAAGTCGTTTGAGTATGCGCAGAAAATGAAGGCGTTTGTAGACTAACTTTGTAGAAAGTACATGATGGCAGATAATGAAAAAGACGTTCCTATCAAGGAACAAGATGATGGGTCCGTCCTGGCCCACGTCGAGGCTCCAGAAGAGCACTTCGACGAAGAAGACAAAGAGTCCGGCAAGGTAGAAGCAGCCGATGAGTCTGATGAAGAGCAAGACAACAATGAGTCTGGTTCCGAAGAAGACGATGAGACCGATGAAGAGCGCGAGAAGATTCGTGAGGCAAGGCGTGAAGAGCGCCGGCTAAAGAAAGAACTCTCGAAGCAGCGAACGGCCTCAGATAAACACAAGATTTCTGCACTTGAGAAGCGTAACGAAGATTTAGCTCGTCGCTTGGCAGCCGTAGAGAATACAGCATCATCGTATCAGTTTGCGCAGATCGATAAGGCCGTGGAAGATGAAGCCACCCGCGTCGAGTACACCAAAATGAAGATGTTGCAGGCAGCGCAAGAGAATGACGTAGCCGCCCAGATGGAATACCTGGAGCAGCTAACAGACGCCAAAGAACGTCTACGTCAAGTGCAACAGTACAAGAAGCAGCAGCTTGAGGCAGCAAAAGCACCTAAGCAAAACGTGCCAAATGAAATGGCCGCAGAGGTGCAAAAGAACGCAGAGAGATGGTTAGGTAAAAACTCTTGGTTCGACCCACAAGCGCGCGACACAGATAGTAGAATTGCCAAAGTTATTGATCAAGAACTCGCCGCCGATGGTTGGGATCCTAGTGATTCTGAGTATTGGGAAGAGTTAGACAGTCGTTTAGCAAGTCGTTTGCCACACCGCTACACTAGCAAGGGTGGTGCATCAAAGCGCTCAGCGGGCCCAACAGCCTCTAGCCGAGTAGCTAACTCAGCCTCAAAGCCAGGCACCATCCGGATTAGTCCAGAGCGTGTACAGGCAATTAAAGACGCTGGTGCATGGGACGATATTAATAAACGAAACAAAATGATCCGGGCGTATGTAGATTACGACCGTGCTAATAAGGGATAATTAAAATGGCAAATACAAGAATAAAACGTGACCTAGACGACCGCATGGCCGACAGGGCACAAGAAGTAAAAGAGCGCGCGACAACTGCGAGCTCGGATGACATTGCACGTCGTGAACGCCTTGATGCGTTTAGAGACAAGTGGGCAAATAGTGCGTTGCCCGAACTCCCCGGTGGCATTATCCCTGGGATGCACTTGTGTTGGTTGTCAACAACCAATACTTACGACAGTATCGACAAACGTATGGCGTTGGGTTATGAGCCAGTTAAAGCTAGTGAATTAGGAAAAGGCTTTGAAGGACTAGGCAAAATGAGCTCCGGCAAGTTTGAAGGCTGTGTTAGTTGTAACGAAATGGTACTTTTTAAATTACCAGAAGACATCTACCAAGAAGTAATGCGCATGCTCCACTTAGAGGATCCGCTTGAACACCAACGTAATATTACTGCGCAGGTTCGCGATACAGCGCAGGGTAATAAAGGTGGTCGTTCAGTTCTTGAAGGTGGTTTGCTGGAGATGGAAAAGGATACCGCAAGAGCGAATAACAAAAATGTTCGTTTTCAATAACATTCTTCAAAAATAAAACAAAGGAAATACATAAATGTCCACAACATTTAAACCCTTTGGTCTGAAGCCTGTGTATCACCCAAGTGGCCTTGATCGTGCTGTTCCATTTGTTGGAACCAACACCTTCGTCACCGGTACTACATTTACAGCTCCTTACTCTTTGAGCGCTGGCCAGTCTTTCTTCCAGTATCAACCAGTAAGCTTGACCGCTTCAGGTCAATTAACTATCGCAAACCAAAC